CGGCATCCTCACCCGTCGTGGAATTTCCTACCTAAGAACGGTGGTTGAGTGGCTCAACCACTATGAGACCATCAAGAAATACGAAATCGATCATAAGAAGAGCGCTGCAAGTTTTGTGTGGGCCATCGAAATGATCGATCTTAAAACATTTCGGACGTGGCTGTCATTGCCGGACTCGGAACGGCGCAAGACAGGGATTACAGCCAAGAAAGTCCCAGGCACAACCCTTATTCTGCCTCCAGGAATGAAGCTTGTGGCCGTGGCGCCGCAGCTGCCCAAGATATCCGAGAACGACTCGGATATTCTGCAGATGGCGGTAAGTGGGTTGAATGAACCGGCAGATGTGACGCTTGGGACCTCGAAGAGTCCATACGCCTCGGTGAAAGCTTCCCGAGGGCCGTTGTCCGATCGCACGTCCGACGAGATCGCGTACTTCGAGCGATTCCTCCGCTATGATTTCTGGGGCTCTATTTTCCATCTGAAGGCCGCGATGCTGGATCTTCCCTGGCGAATAGAGGCTGATGTTCCCATCGGCTTTGACAATGAAGGCAAATTGAAGACGGTTCGCATGCAGCGGCGTCCGGAGCAGCTGATTGAGATTGACTTTCCGATCTCGGATATCGGGGATCTGGAAAGCAAAGCCAAGGCATATCTTGGTGTCAAACATGGCAGCCTGCCGGATGCCCTCGGGATCCCCCGCCGAGAGATTGCTCGGCGCCTGGGCTTTGGCAGCTATACAAAATCCAGGTTGCATGAAGCCTTGGAGCGTGAGGTATTCCCGAAGCTGATGAGTCCAGAAGACTGGGAGTCAGCACAGGAAAAGCAATTGGAGCAGCCGAAGAAAACAGGGCAGAATAGACGCCTGGTGCGCTGATGTCGGATGCCGAGATGAAAACATATCCGGAACTTCCTAAATACTACGTCAATGGTCGTCTGTTCGGCCTCGACGATAAAGATTTGGTGATTATCTGCACAGTTCTGATTTGCTTCATGTCGTTGTTTGCCAGGGAGTCAAGCCTGGGCTTTATGGACAAGGCCTTATCGGGTCTATTTGGCATGGCTATAGGGCGGATGTCTAAATGACCGAAAGGACTGAATTCAGAATGGTATCGGGAATCGTTATAGCTGCTGTTCTGTGTACGTTGCTGTGCATGTGGTACTACTAGATTGGTGTGATATCAGACCTTCGCCGAGGTCTGTGCGCAATAACCTCCATAGGGGAGGAATGATAGATGCCGTGGTCGGCAAGGGATGCAAGCAAGCACAAGAAAGGCCTTACTTCCAAGCAGAAACAGGATTGGGCGGCAACGGCCAACAGCGTGTATCGAAAGTGCATATCTGATGGCAAGTCGGTCAGGTTCTGTGAGGGAAAGGCAATCCGAGTTGCCAACAGTCGGTTTTCCGGGGAAGGAGGGCAAATGGCAATGACAAAGGTTCCACGGAATGCATTGATTTTCATGGAACCATCAACGGAAGATTGCATACAGTTTAGGGCTGGAGAGGACGACAAAGCAGATCAAATGCAAATCAAGGTCTACTCCGGGAGAGTTATCCCAAACCATTGGTATTGGGATAACCTGGTAGTGGACCTGGACGGCATGCGATTCGCTGGACGCTTTCCAATACTCGAGGAGCATGAACGGGACAAGAAGATAGGATTCTCCACAAAACGTCCCGTCGTAACGGATGATTACACGCTTCTGATCGGACCTGAGAATGTTCAGTTTGTGGATACGGAAGAGAGTCAAAAGTTCCGCAGACTGAGTCGACAGGGATTCCCCTACCAGGCCAGCATGTACGCGAAACCCACTGAGATCCAAAGGCTTGCGCGTAACGAGACTGCTGACGTCAACGGGTTTAAGTTCAAAGGCCCGGGGACGATTTGGCGTAAATCGCTGTTCAAGGAAGCCAGTATAGCTGTGTTTGGGTTTGACCCGAACACGCGTGCGAGAGCGTTTGCCGAAGACGACTTCGTGGAGCTTGCTGGCATTGAACCAATCAACGAACTATCAGACGATGCAAAAAGTACGGAGGATCACATGCCTGATGAGAACATCACGGTCGAGCAATTCAAGGAGCAGTCTCCGGATGCCTACAAGGAATTGGTTGACTCGGTAACCAGCACGGTCACTGCAGATCTTGAGGCGAAACACAAACAATCGCTGAGTAACGTGGAGTCCAAGTTTGCCAGTGATCTGGCGGACTCCAACAAGAAGATTCAGGCGCTCGAGCGCGCGAACACACTCCGGGAGGAGCAAGATCTGCAGCGCGGCGCGAACGGTATCTGGGCTACGAAACTCTCTGCATCCAAGATTCCCAATCGGATGCATGAGAAGATTGCGGCCATGGTCGACTACAACGACTTTGTGAATGCTGATACCAACGTATTTGACAAGGCCAAGTTCTCCGAGGCCGTCGATGCGGAGATTAAGTACTGGCAGGACAACGGTGTGGTCAAGTCGACCGTGCGTGGTGCTGGTAGCTTTGCAAGTGACGAGGTCGGTACTGATGCCGAAAAGATGGCTGAGGAGGAGAAAGAGGATAACTCCTGGCTCGATGACATGACCGCCAGAGCAGGCAGGCAAGCAGCGGCCTAAAACGGAGCTTTAACGGCCTAAAAGGAGGCTCTATTTATGGAAACTCGGGACATTCCTAGTGTCGAGCATGGGGTACAGCAAGACTTCAAGAGACTGTACTACAGTAATCCGGACCATGCTCTGAAGGTATCCATCACAATCCAGGCGGGATACGGATTGCTGAAGCAGGGTACCGTATTGGCAATCAACAAATCGGCGGCTGGGAACATCAACAAGCACGTGCCGTACAACGCTACCACGTTTAGCGCGACTATCGAATCTGTCGGCCGCGCCTTTGTGCTGGCGACCCCGAGCACTGGGCAAACGGACGTGGAGGTCACCCTGGACGACAGCTACAAGTTCAAGGTCGGGGATGACATGATCATCAACAGCGACAACGTGGCGGCGCAGAACCTGGGCGCCATCACCGCAATCGACAGAACCACCTACGTCAACAAAGCCGTGATATCAGGCACGGCAAGCATCTCGGGCGAGCATGCCCCGGCACATTACGGTCATGTCTTTGTCGAGGCCGGGGACAACAGTAACAATTACAGCGATGCGGTAGGCATTCTGGAGTCTGCCGTGAACACAGGTGTCGGCAGTGTCGCACGAGACGCTCTCGGCTCACTGATTTTGTCGAATGCGCTACTGTATGAGGGATTGCTCACGTATCTCGACGCAGCCGCGAAAACTGATCTGTCCGCAAGCTCTAGCGGGCAGTATCTTGTCCTTAAATGATAGGAGGAGGTGATCAATGCCTATTGGCGCAAGCGAAATTCCAGATTTGAGGCTCAAACGCCTCAGAAAATTGGTCACACGGTTCATGAATCCGCCCGGATTGGTTCTGGCGAATCTGTTCGGAGCGCCGGAAAAGGCGGACTCGGACACCGTCGAGTGGGAATCTCAGATTGGGAACCGGGGCTTGACCCCGTTTATCCCCCCTGGAGTGCCGTCTCCGCAAGTGGCTCCCATTGGGGTTACGGAACACCAAGCCGTAGCAGCCTTCTGGGCTGAAAAGATGTACCTCGATGAAGCCTTCCTCAACAATCTCCGGAAGGCAGGCACTCGAGAAGGATACGAAAAGGCGCGTACGCGCCTGGCTCGGAACATGAACATGATGACCGGGCGCGCCGAGCGCCGGCGAGAGTTCATGTATGCGAAGATGCTTGCCGGTGGATCCTTGTCTTATGCTACCAAGGGCGGCGTAATGATTACGTTGGATTATGACATTCCGACTGATCAGATCGTGACCCTGACGACCAACTACAAGTGGCCCGCGGGAACGACCAAGGACATCTTGAATGACGTCATGACGGCGAAGATCAAGGTGAACAATTCATGCGGTTCCCGAGTGGACTACATGCTGATGACCAGCGAGGTGCTGAAATACGTGGCTCAGGACAGCACCATGCAGGGCCTGCTGAAAAAGAACTCCTTCGGAGACGGGAGTCTCTTTGGAAAGAGCGCGGCCAGTGTCATCGGCGTGCGGCCGGAGGTACTGCAAAACCTCTTCGGCATAGACAACATCGTCATATACGATGATGCCTACGTCGTTCAGGCGTGGCTGACCGCAGCGGTCACCGCTGACAGCACGGTAAATATCTACGTGGACGATATTTCCGATATCGAGGCGGGAATGACCGTGCGCTTCGTTGACACAAGCGCGGGAACGTACGAGGAGGAAACCATCGCGTCGGTGAGCCCACAGGCTGGATATTTCACCGTTGCGACTGCGCCGAGCACCTCCTACAAGGCTGGCGCGGACAGAATTGAGATAACAAAAAAGTATCTGCCCACGGACAAGGTCATTTTCTTTGCGTCGAAGGTGGAAGGTCAAAGCATTGCGTCCTTCTATCAAGCGCCGTTTGGAAATGATCGACACTATGGTCTCTACACGGATCAGTGGGAAGAGAAGGATCCAGAGGGCGTGTGGATACGAGTTCGTAACAAGGGCTTACCGGTTCTGGAGCAACGAGATGCCGTGTATGTCCTGGATGTAGCATAACCCCGGAGGGAGTACCATGCGTGAGTATGTGCTTTTGAAGACGCTGAAGGGATCCGAAACGTGGAAAGCGGGAACGGTTTTTACTGACGAGACGCTGCCCGAGGATCTCAAAACAGAGGTGGACGATCCACAATTGATCAATGTTCGTATTCGGCACGATCCAGCTGAAATTCAGAGATTCTTGGATGCGGAAGTTGAACAGGTGGATGATGACGTGCCCGAACCCGCTCCCGGCAGCGTACGTTCTACTGGCGGTATGCTGCAGCGTTAGGAGGTTTTGGTGACACTGGTTGAGCTCCAGACAACGCTGGAGGCGCAGGTCAGAGGCTTCTCCGATGATCTTGGAGAGGGGGATTACACCAATGCGATCACCGAGGCGCTTCGGGAGGTTGTCTGCGCGCTCCCGGTGACAGACGCGGCCAAGGTCTTGTGGTTGCAACGCAGAGCCAAGCGTCACCTATTGTTTCTGATAGCGCTTGATTTTTCGAGTAACTATCGGATTGACAATGTGCACAAGCAACAGCGCTTTGATAACCTGCTCAGGCTCATCCA